GAGCACCATGCTCCGATTTATAAGACCCTATTGGCGTCCTACAAATTTATTTATACCGGATATCCGATATTAAAACAGTTTTTTTGGCAATGCTTGTTTTGCCAATTCTTTGCGCCAGCGATTCGCGGCCGCACTTTTTGCTCTCTTACGAGCAGTTGTTGGTTTTTCATAGAACTCACGACTACGCAGATCTTCTAGCAATCCCGAATCTTGTACTTTCTTTTTAAATCTTCGCATAGCCTTTTCAAAAGGCTCGCCTTCTCTTACATGTACTACATTGCCGAACGTTTTAGTTTTCATAGCGACCTTAACTTCTCATTTAAATTAGGAAAATCATAAAACCTGTTTGGGTTAATGATAGAATAATCAACTTTAGGATTAGTTATTCTGTAGTATGTATTAGGCATACTGATAATGTATGACAAGAAATGACTTAAATCATCGGGCGCATTATCGCAATCTAGTATAACAGCCTCTGCTCTAACTGCTACAGTTAACAGCCACTTAATGTCAGCATCCGAAGGTGTATAAAGGTACACATGAATGTTAGCATTAAATGTTTTTAAGTAATCATCTAAGAAATCTTTTATGTCACTGTTTGGAGTAACTAACAATATACTTTGTGTACGATTAGGCAGTATATCCGGTGGAGTAATTAATGTTACTTTTTTTGGAATCATTTTGCTTTTTTGTCTTGTATTCTTTGCCATAGTGTTTCTGTGGTCTGTTCAGCATTTTGTACATAGGTATCATCTCGAGTTTTGATAACTTGCTGATCTCCTTCTTTTACCATATACGTTTTTTTCTCTGCTGTGTCCGTTTCTGTTTCTTCCCATGGTAGGGTTTCAATTATTCCCAGATCTCTCTTTGCACGTTCTTCTTTAATAGTGGAATTGGGATTTTCTAGTTTCCACTGGCGCATACGATCCTTAACCGATTCTGTTTGATCAACGTCATAAGACCTTGCATGTTCTTCGATATCAAACTCTGTTTCAGTGACTTTTTCTTTTTGAAGTTCACGTTCTGCTTCTTCTATCATTCGGTTCCATTGTTCAAGACCCGCTTGTTCAACAATGTCAACTTTTTCTGCTTTGGCTGCTTCGTTGAGATCTAAATCTCTAGGATTAATTTCTTCTATTTTTTCTGCTTTGGGGAATGGCCAATAAGGACTAGGCGTAGGCCACACTGGTTCTTCCTTTTCAATCTCTGCCAAGAGGCGATTGCCTTCCTCTATGTCAGGCTCGTCAATTTTTTCTTCTTGGGGTTTTGAAACTTCATATAAGTCACTGGCCATTTCAGTGTACTCTTGTCGCTCTTTGTGCCATTTGTAAGTCATTTGTGCGCCCAACAACATTAGAATAGCCAGTGGGTCAAACACAAACACAATAATCATAATGACCCATGTTACTGCTTTTTCTAATATATTAGCATCTGGGTTATCGCCGTAGATTAATGCGGCAATATATTTTATTGGTCCAACTTCGGCTTCGACTTTGCGGACTTCTGCGGCGATAGGGGCTCGTTCTTCGTTGAGTTTAGCAATAGCACCCTGTGACCTAGAAATATCGTTTTGGAGTCTAGTTCGTTCTGCTTGTTGCTGTCTGCGGATTTGGACGGCTCGTTCTGCACCACGGTCGTCGGTGCTACGACTAAGTCGTTCATTAACCTGCGCATCCATTTGACTAAGTGCTGTACGTGCGGCATCGATATTCTCCCGTTCAGTTTTTATCTTCTCGTCATAGATGGCAATTTTACCTTGAACATCTCCGCTGACAATATTTTGATCCAAGTGTGCTTTACTTAAGAATCCAAATATACCCATGCTGGTAATGACCATAAGTACCACCACTGCCATAGTCATGTATATTTTCATACTTACTGGAATTTTGTCCCAGTAGGCTTTAAGCCAACTTGCGGCTACAAGTTTAGATATTTCTAGTGTTGTACCCATTATTACAATGGGCCAGAATGCCGCGGCAAACACTGCGGTTAAACCTATAACACTATAATAAATGGCCACAGCCGATAGTGTTAATCCTGAGATAGCAAGTAAGAAAGCAAATACCATAATTATTATTTATCGACTAAAACTCCAATAGCGACTATCCATGGTATGACAGCCTTGTTCGTTAAATTCCCGTATTCGTTGTTTAATTCGAATCTCTGAGAAGAACCTACGGCACACACCACCTTGCACAGGATATGTCATAACAATACTAACTCTTCCTGAACTGTCAGTTGACGGATTGTGCCATTCAGAAACTTCTCCGTTATCTGAATTTTGCAGTGCATGTATAACTGTCATGATGTGTGTTTGTTTGTCTTCGTAAGACAGCGAACCATCCACTGCCTTGAACAGGTTAAACACAATGGCAAGGACACTGGTATTGCTTTGATAATCCTGTCTTACTCCATTAGTCGCACTCAATGGGATGTTGACATCTGCATGAGCAGTACTAGCGATGCTGACCAGGATTAAAAACTTCACTAACACCTGAGAACTTTTGGCAAGCATAACCTCTCCTTTCAACCAATTCGCCTCTTAGAGGCATGACATAATAAAATTCCCTACAATCTTTAGATATACCACTACGAGCCTGGAACAACTGTTTTGTAGGATCGTCAGTACATTCTAATCTTGTATCGCTGGAAACTTTCTCTCCATTTTTAACATCAATGGTTTGATTAGTATAACAATACTGTGGCTTTAGTCTAGCAGATTCAGGATAACTTGCGCACCCTGTTAACGTCAGAAGACATGCTAACAGTAGTGTAGGTCCAACTGCTATAGTAAGGGGTCGCATCATCGTGCCTTAGATGTTTTGGCTTCAGCAATCAACTGTTCAAATACATCTTTCTTCATTTCAAGACGAACGTAAGTGTAATGACGTCCATTCATAGTGAAATGACCCTTTTCCGTTTTAACATGTTTACGGATAGAAGTGTTATCAACTTTATAAGAAATAGTTGTACGAGTAGATTTCTTATCGTCTTTGATGTCAATAACGGTTTCGGAATTAACCACACCGTCGATACGTTTTGCAAAGTTGTTCATTGCAATAGCATCCATCTGCTCTTCAGCGGCTTGTGCAAATGCAGACTCGCCAGCGCCGCAGGCATAGACCATATCTTCTTTCCACCAGAACCAGCCCTTGACACCCTCTTGGGCGCAACTCTGATACCAATCCGGCTGTGCGTATGTTTTACGATCCGGAATATCTTTCATTGAACTACAGCCAGTGATGGCTACAGCCGCCAAACTAATTAAAATTGCCTTTTTCATAATGTGCCTTTCTGTGTGTTGATTAATAGTTTTCACTATGTACATAGTATAACACCACCCGGAGGTGGTGTCAACTGGTTTGGTAATCGATGTTATTTGAAGAATATCAATGCCATCAATACTGCTTGAACGATGAAACCAAAACCAATAGTAACAATGTTCAGCATGTCTTTTTGGACTGCGGCTTTGACAAACAACAGTGCTAGGCCGGACCAAACCAAAAGAACTAAGTCAACACCTGGCAGTCTATCAGTCAATCCAGCCATTACTGCTAGTAGGCTTGGAATGGTTGCAGAGTGTAGAATTATTACAGCGATCCACCCCAATGTTTCGGCTGAGATGTTTCGAAATTTTTCAACAAAGAATGTTTTAACTGTTTCCAAACTATAATTGCTTTGTGTCATGATTATTGCCCTTTTGGTTTATAAAAAATGTGATTACCGATTGATCCAATTTTGTCCAAATTCCATCTTGGATTTACATAGTTTGCATGATAGTACAATGCATCCTTCATAACGTCCAATCTAAAATTTTCTAAAAGAACCTTCTTGGCCACAGCATAACTTTCGTCATATGCGGCTTTGTTTATAGGACGAGCCTTGGTGGCACTTTCGCAATACCATGAGAACTGGCAAACGACTTTGTCCATAAATGATGTTTTTTGGTAAATTACACCGCAGACATCTTTTGGAAAACTAGGATGTTCTACTCGATTTAGTGTAACCTGTGCCACAGCAACTTTACCTTCAAACGATTCGTGTCCTGCCTCTCTATAGATGTTCATGGCCAAACAATCTAGTTGACGCTCACGTGTCTTAATAGAAACTATATCTGTATTATAGTAACCATTGTTTTTCTTAAGAATTTCAAATTTTCTTTCGGTGATGGCATTTACAACCAAGACCACTGACAACAGCGCCAAAATGTAGGTGCTGATTTTAACTAATTTTTCCATAAGTCCTCCTTTGACTTGGTGTGATTATTTCTAATCACATTACATAAAGGGAGTTAACTTCACGAGGCTCTGAAAGAACCCTACTTTCGTGTAGTTGTCTCCATTGGACGCACTGTCTCATAATCAGTGTGCCTTTGGCGACCCTTGGCTTCCCGAAAATACGGGTTTCTCATTGGCCAAGACCCGCGGAACCGTTTCTGCTTGTGACATACTTTAGTTCTACTATCTTAGTTTCTTTGCGAAACGTACAGTATATATCTCATTGTACAATATTCCATTAAAAAATGCAAGATTATCGTCGCATTTTGGAAATATCTACTGCTTGCTCATCCGAAAACACTGGAACAGCATTGCTCTTGTGCATGGTGGCAATACCTTTGACCTTTGTACCTGTATACACTGGACTAGGTTTTAGTACAGCATTACCACCAGTATCAACACTTTTGATATGTGCTGTAGTGTTACGACCTTCTGGAATCTTGAGGCTGTAGGAACTGCTCAAACTTGGAGCACTCATACCACGAGCACGTTTTCTTTCCTCTTGCTCAACACCTTGTCTTTTAAGCAATTCTTTCCAAGACTCTTCCAATTCACGAGCCTTTTTTGCATGTTCTGCTGAGGCAAATTTCTTTTTACCTTTTCGCTTGCCAGTGGTGCTGAGCCAAGGGCCTTCTAGGTGCATACTCATTTGAACTCCAACTGTTTACTGTAATAGTCTATAGTATAGTACAGTTAAGTTGATTTGTCAAGTTAAAAATAGTTTTTGGTAAACTTCTTCTAGGAGGTCGTCGATGTCCAAATCGATATATTTTTGATTAAGTTCAAACTCTTCGTCTTCAACCAATTCCCATCCTTTGATTCCAAGTAGTTCCATGGCTTCTCTTTTGGAAAGTGGCTCGTCACGTTGATGGCTTACCCAAATGATTGTCATCAATGCACAGGCAAAGACTGCATCATCTCTGTAAATGCCGTTATCCTCACACCATTCAACTGTGCGGTTTAGGTAATAGTCAATGTCTTCAATTCTATGTTCTAATCGAGCAACCCAAAATTGAGTGTCTTCTCTGGTCCATGCTGTCATTTGATTTGTCCTACAATATCTAATAGCATCTCACGATGATGTTGTGCTGTAGGGTGCCCACCATCTTTGGTTGCGTTTTCATAGATGTCCCACGAGACAACATACAAAGGAACATCGTATTGACTACACACTGCTCTAACCATAGTTTCATTTTTTTCATGGTTGTAACTACTTGAGGTATCATCGATGCCAAGAACGAATTCTGGGAAAGGGGGATCTACTGGAGGACTCCAAGAACACATATAGTCGTCTAAAAATATTTCTCGGCGATCCATAAATGCCCATAATGCGACAACTTCTAATTTTCTACAACGAGATTTAAAATATGGAATTAAACACGAAGTCATTCTCGAAATGGAGTCCATACTTGCTCCTGCAACTCCAAAATTTAATACCCTAGTATTAGGCAAAGAATTTTCTAGGAGTCTGGGCCAGCAGTGGGAATTTCTAACATTGATCCCAAACACACAACTAGGCCCTATGGCTAAAATTAATCGATCAAATTCAGAATAATTTTCTGCATACTCTTTTTCTCTGTACCCGAGGGAATTAAAAGTATAATAGGCATCTGTGTTATTTTCTTCGCAGGAAACAATACTATCAGTGTTATGATGTAGAATGTTGTTGCTTAATAATTTAGTTCTAGGCAAGATCATCCACGCCGGAGGAATATGCGGACTAAAAAATCTTCCACTCATATTTAAACTCTAAAACTTTCTCCACATCCACAACGGTCACGCTCATTAGGATTGATGAAATCGAATCCTTCATTGAGTCCGTTGCGAACCCAATCCATTGTCAAGCCATTTAGATAAGCCAAACTCTTAGCGTCAATCAGCACAATGAATTCTGGTTGACCAAAATTAGTAACTCCGGGTTCAGCAGTGTATTCATCCACATACTCGATGGTGTAGGCTAAACCACTGCAACCTGTGGTTCTCACGCCTATGCGAATACCTAGGCCTTTGCCGCGTTTGTCTAAATTCTGTTTGATGCGTTTACGTGCTGTGTCGGTTACGGTAATCATCAACGGCTGCTTTGATAGCATCTTCTGCTAAAATTGAACAATGTATCTTTACTGGAGGTAGGGCTAGTTCTTCTGCTATTTCTTTGTTTTTGATTGTTCCTGCTTGGTCGAGGGTTTTTCCTTTAAGCCACTCTGTGACAAGACTCGAACTTGCGATAGCCGATCCACAGCCATACGTTTTAAATTTTGCATCTGTAATAATACCTGTATCATTGTCAACCTTTATCTGTAGTTTCATCACATCACCACAGGCAGGAGCACCCACCATGCCTGTGCCCACAGTTGGATCATCTTTGGCAAACGATCCTACGTTGCGAGGATTTTCGTAATGGTCAATAACTTTATCTGAATAGGCCATGTGTTTCCTTATACACTAAAACTACTACCGCAACCACAGGTAGATTGTGCATTGGGATTCTTAATAGTAAAACTACTGCCCATGACATCTTCGGTATAATTGATCTCTGCACCCAACAAGTATTGGTAACTCATAGCATCTATGAGAACTTTAACAGTGTCACGCTCTATGACAAAATCGTCTTCTGCTTGTTCTTCGTCGAAGGTGAATCCATATTGGAATCCACTGCATCCACCACCTTGAACAAAGGTGCGCAGGCACAACTTGGGATTATTTTCTTCTGCTAAAAGGTCTGCGATCTTTTTTACAGCCGATTCGGTTATTGTAATTGGTTCCATACTAGTATTTACCAATGACGCACGGTGTTGGCAATAATAAAGAAGCAGGTTACAACGTGTATAATAACCCAAAATGTTTTTAAGAAAAGGGCTATCCTTGCTTCACGGACTGTTAGAATTGGAACATCTGGACGGTCATCGTCCGTGTGTCCCATTAAGTGGCCGGTTGCCCGAGCCCATATTTTTTCAAGACTGTTCACCTGTAATCCTTTCGTAAACATCTTTCCAATTTTTTACCAGTTGTGCCTCATTGCCCGCAAAGTCCATGTTGTGACCATGTTCCATGAGCAGACTCTTTAGTCCTACTTTGGCACCTGCCAGTGCATTGGTAATTTTATCCTCTACCCAGTAGTAACCCTTGCCTCGATACTTTTCAAGAACTTCATCCTTGTCTGCACCTGTGTCCAAATAAATGAACTTTTCAAATGCTGTTGCACCAAATAACTTACGAAGATTCATTGTTCGCAGTTCTTGGGCATTTTCGTCTTTGCTTAGGCTAGTAATACAATGAAAAACATAACCGTGTTCTTCATGTAGCCGTTTAATGTAGTACATGGCATCACGCAATGGGGGTAAGAAACCAATTGCGGCACTTTCGTTGAAGATTTTGATTAACTTCTTGCCTTGATCTGCATCAATACCGTAGCGTTTGCCTATATTATAGACAAATTGTCCACCGTCTTGTTTTTGGAAGCCATGTTGTTGCATCCAGACGTCAAATGCATACTCCCAATCCAAAATAACACCGTCTGCGTCTGTAAGAATGATTTTTTTCATACTGTAAGTATAGCACAAAGTCAGTACATTGTCAATCGATAAATAATGGTATGAGCCAATCAATTTCAAGAATCGGAGACATCGGACAAGGCGATGAATGCGCAGATACACGCAATTCTCACAGAGATTACACAACTACCTTTGTAACCGGTGCTGCCACAGTATATATTAACAACCAAGCCGTAACAACGCTGACCACGCTTGGCGACCAAAGTTGCGGTGACGGGCATACAAGTACAGCCACAACTGGGTCTGCTACAGTATTCATTGAAAACCTTGCGGTACATCGCGTTGGAGATATAGGTGAAGGACAAATAGGAGATATCTATACTTCCGTTACTGGCAGTCCAGACGTATTTGCAGGATAAAAGATGCTATTTAAACTACCAGATCCCCCAGCAGGACAAAGTTATGTGAACAAGGTCACGGCTAATGGGCCAACAACTGTTCTAGTACCCACAAGTTCTCTCAGTGAAGATGTATGTGCAGCCACTGGTCGTACATGGGCAGAGGAAGCACGTTTATATAACATCAATAATGCACCCGACGGTAAAAAGATTGCTGAGCCTGGTGATCCGTTTTATCAAACCGCAGAGTCTATGAAGAATAAGAATAAACAGATAAGTGGTGCAGTAAGTGCTGGCAGTTTAAAATTTTTCAATTTGCTTAGTGGCTCTGCTACAGATAATCCTCCAAACCTATCTGATACAATATCAAAGATCAAAGACGGTAGCATTAACGCAGATATCACTGCCAACCTTGGCAAGATTGGAGAAGTATCCGACAGTTTGCCTGCCGGTGCTAGTAGTCAGTTAGAGGCTGCGAAAGCAGACATTGCCGCAAAGATGGCTAAGGCGCAAGCAGACCTTCCAAAGTTGTTGGCCATGGCACAGGCTAATGTAGATATCCTTACTAAAAAGAAAATTGCAGAAACCGGAAAGCCACCGACAGAAGCCGAGATTAAAGCCGCACAGGGTGCATTAACAATTTTCCAAGACGGTCCTAAACTATTAGAATCAAAGGCCGCAGAAATTAGCAAGGCTGTAGCAGAGTCAGGCAAAGACTTTGGAGCCAATCTCAGCAAGGGATTAAGTTCGGCTAAAGATTTTGCCAAAGCAGGTATTAACAAAGTAACTGACTTGGCAAAAATTGCCGGTACGAAGATAACTGAATTTGCCAGTGGAGTTCCAAGTCAAACTATTCCAGACCCTGCCAATCCAACTGGTCCAGCAATACCTAATCCTGCCTATGCAACATTTGCCGCAAATCCTGCTAACGCTGCCAAAATAGCCAAAGTAACCGAAGTAACTGGAAAAATGAACGCCGCAGCCGCTGACATGACTACAAAATTTGCAGAGATAGAAACTGCACAGGCTTCGGCAGTTACAGGAGGAATGGCCGACTTGAAAGCATTTGCCTTTGCCGCACAACTAAGTCAACCGGCCACGGGATTTAAAGCAACAATACAAGATTTTACGCTAAACAAAAGTGCGTTTGATCCAGCAAGTATTTCCCAAACATTTGCTAGTGCAAGTAAACTTGGTCCTAGTATAGATACAAGTCTTTACAAAAGCACTAAAGATGAAGACCTGACATATACAGGTGATGACGGTATTGTATGGGATAGAATTAACACTGAGAGATTGCGCCGTAGTTTATCCGGCTTGCCTAATCCTCGACCTAAAGAGCCGCCACTTGTACCTGCAGGAACAACTCCTCCTAAAGACCCTGCTACAGTAGTTAAACAATCTAAAATAGTTGAAGCGGACTCCGCACCGGCAGTGACAGTTACTACTACAAAGAAGAAAGCAGTGTTTGATAAAGACCCTGATGAAAAAATCTTTAACCCATTTCTTAAAGAATATTTCAAAGTTCTTACAGTATACGATACTGAATTACAAACGTTAAACGCAAAAGTCAAGGACGGTCTAATAAAACGATGGATGGACGGTGCCTACGACTTCCCTACAATTGCTGAACGGTATCTAAAGATAGAAGCGGCCAAACCCAATGAAGCAGATAGAACAGACGAAGAAAAAGTTATTGTAAGGCAGAGATTTTTCTTTAGAGCACTGGCTATTGCGTATTCAGACGAATATAGAAAATATCTGTGGGTACGTGAGCGCCGTGAAGAGATTAATAATCAATACGGAATACTACTAGACGCTTTTAATGCTAGTAAAACATTTGGGGATTTACCTGTGTCAGTTGAAGAAGCAGTAATGAAAGACGGCGGCCCTGGACAGTGGAAAAAGTTTGTTACTGGAACTTATCCTACCTACGAGAAGTGGGCAAAAGATAATCCAACTATCTCTGCCCCTCCAACAACACCTACTTAACTTACAATTTTAATACTGGAAGTGGATTCCAAGTATTGATCAGCCGCTGGCTTCATTGTAGGTGCAATTACTGTGATGGTACTCTTGTTTAAAGAGATTACCTTATCTTGTTCTACAGTAAACAAGTACGGAACCATAGCAAGTCCGTTAGGCCCCGCTGTAAGCACCATGGTTTTAGATAGTTTTACAAACGTATCTGTTTCTGTGTCTAGTCGTGCAACTAGTTCTTCTCCTGAAGTAAGTTTAATTGTAACTACTTCGCCTGACGTAACGCCTTTATCGATTAACATTTAAATGGTCCTTTGATTTCTAATAGTGAAATTACACTTGCACTAGTATAACTGCGTTGAATTAAAAAGTCAATGGTATCCAGCATTTCTTTTTCATTAATTTTTTCAACAGGTCCTTGATCTTTACTGTTCCAAAGATATGCAGGATTCAACAGTGTGTGTCTAACTTTGGTTGGGCTAATCAAAATTCTTTCGTTCCAGTCAAACAAATCTCGTTTGCTATGTCCGGACTGATGAAATCTCCAACTCATACTACCAATGGTTATAAAATATGTATGTAGGTCTTCGGCGTCATGGCTTCGATACATAGCAGTTAACAGTTTATTTTGATTTGAATCCGGAAGGCAATTAACAACAACATCATAATTCATGCTTGTTGCCACTGCTTCATTTAGTTTTTCAGGAATAGGAAATCCAACACTGGTGCTGATATTATCAGCATTGTATTTTTCTACAATGGCTTTACCTAGCCCCGACGATCCCCCAACAACTAAGATTTTCATGAATTCCTGACTAGACCATGAATTTCTCTAAGACCGCCAGCATACTTTCCGTCTACAAACAATGCCGGCATTTCTGCTGTAGCATTTGGATCTTCGGCCAGCAGTTGGTCGATAGTGAATCCAGCACCTATTCTTTTTTCCACAAATTCTTTTTTTGCAAGTTGTAGATGGCGCACTGCTTCCTTGCAATATGCATCACCTTCTCTTGTCCATATCACAATATTCATTGTTTTGCCTCTGTTAGTCTTGCTCGCAGTTCTGTGAACCCGCCGACAAGTTCGTCACCTAAGAAGATTTGAGGAACTGTACGTGCTGAGGGTACTGCTTCCAACAACTCTTCTTTAGTATACCCGTCGCCGATTTTCTTTTCTTCAAAAGGTATACCTTTTTGTTTTAACAATGCCTTTGCTTGATCGCAATAAGGGCAATTGTACTTTGACCATACTGTTGCTTTCATTTCTTTCCTTAATTATAAACTTGGTAATTCTTCGTAGTCGATGGCATCGCTCATCACTCCAATTACATAATTTGTACTTTCATTTTCCTGTAAGGCTGTTTGCTTCTTACTGGTATCTGTATGCTTGTTGAACCACGGGATCGGAGTTGATTTAGGAGCAGTGGCTTGATACTTGATGCCTATTTCTTTCAATGCACCTGTTGCAGTATAGTCAACAAAGTCAGAAAGGATAGGAGCATTAAGTCCAATCACAGGTCCCTTTTTAAACAAATATTCGGCCCACTCTTTTTCTTCTCTAATCACATCTTTATATAGTTGATACACTTCTGCTTCACAGTCGGCCTTGGCTTGTGCAAATCTAGAATCTTCTTTGACCACTTGGTTGATTAGGAAAGCAGTCCAACCCTTGTGTAGTAGTTCATCTTGCAGAATCAAACTAATGATGTTGCCGTTGCCAATAAAGATCTTGTTCTCTACCATGGCCAAACTTGTGGCAAAACTAACCATAAAGCGTAGTGCTTCTAGTGCATAACTAGCGTTCAATGCCAACCAGATTGCCTTGACATGTGTGTACTCATTGATCTTCTCGCCGGCTTCTTTTCGGCAGTTGATCATATGCAGGTCATCATAGTATTTGCCCACGCTACTTGCCATTTCAACAATTTCTTTTGTATCATGAATAGTTGCAAATATTTCTTTTGGTACGTTGTAGATGTTGCGAATGATATGACTGTAACTGCGACTGTGAATGTTTGTTTCAAAGAATGTCCAGTTGTAGACCAGTGCTTCTAGTTCTGGAAGACTTATGACCGGAGTAAAGATTTGACTTGGGCCGCGACCTTGCAGACTGTCAAGAGCAGTTTGCCTAAGCAAGTTACTAGTGAAGATATGTTTGACAGCATCGCTGGCTTCCTTAAAATCGTTGGCGTCTTTGGTTAGACTAATCTCTTCGGGTACCCAAAAGAATCCTCTAGCAGTTTTTTCAAAGTCTGAAATCTTGTTGTACTTGACTTCTTCAAAGCGTTGAATAGTAACTGGACCTGCTGGATCCAGAAACATCTTACGACTTAGATAATCTGTTTTTGTGTGTAAGTTATATTGTGCTTGACTCATTTATATTTTCCTGATGCAAGTACTATCTTGCAAATGTGTTCTAATCTTTCTATGTGCTCATAGGCACGCCATGGAGTGTTGCCAATGGCCACTACACCGTGTCCTTTGATACCTACTATGTCAAACTTGATGTTGCCTTCGCGATCCAGACTTAAGTTGCGATGACACGCTTCGCCTAGTTCTTCACTGATGGGAGCAACATCTCCCACATTGTGTGCTACTTTGGTATAACGATTTAATTCTGGAAACGAATCACTGACAGTTGCTAGGTCAATGCCGGCATGCATGGCCGCAATACAGTAAGTTGGATGAACGTGTACAACTACACGCACATCGTCTTTATGCTGTCCTAATTCTTTCTGTAGTCCAAAATGCAAAGGCATTTCACCACTAGGTTCCAAGTTGCCTGATAAGTCTGTTTGTTCAATGACTTCCCAATTATAGTTAAAAGCACCACTGCCAACTCCACTGTTAATGCTTCTCCAGATTTTAATCTTCTTAAACATCTCTGGTTGCATGTTCTGTTTACGAACACCGCTAGGAGTTACATAAAAGTGATCACGGTCGTGATGACGAATAGAAATGTTACCATCTCTACTGGTGATCCAATTGCGCTTATAAGCGTCTACTAGTATATCGCAACAAGTTTCTAACATTATAATTTACAAGCCTCGCAGTCTTCTTCTATATCAACTTCAACATACTGTTGGGCAACTTGCAGAACATCATCTTTAGCACGGGATCCTGCTTTGTTGATTAAACTGTAGTAGAATGTTTTCCCACCCCAGTATAAAAAGTTCATTAAATTCTTAGCAATCAATGTTGTTGGAACTTTACGATC